TTTGAGAGCTTCAACTTCTGATTTTAGACTTTTCATCTCAGGGGAATTAGTAACCGAAGTCGTCTTAACAATAGACAGCTCTCCTTCAGCTTCCTGAGCACGCTTCTTCATCTTCTTAAACTCAGCAGACAAACGTTCCACAATTTGTTTTGTTCCTCTCAACATGTTAACCTCCTTAAGCAATTCATCATAGGCTTCCTGTCCTTTCCTTACCTCATGCCTGTAATGATCAATCAAACCCGCTGCATCATTCGGCAATCCTTTTTCTCTATCTTTTCTCATTTCTCCCATAATACAAACTTTCTTCATTCACATTGACTTTTTATCAATGTTACCTTAAATTGTCAAATATGGGTGTTCCTAAAAGATTAACTGAAATGCAGATGAGATTCGCCGAGTTTATAGTATTCGGGGGCAAAGATGGACCTATGACTCAGGCCGAAGCAGCCATCGCTGCTGGCTATAGCGTGAAGAGAGCTCGATCTGAAGGATCAGAACTTATGAATCCCAGACTCAGTCCCCTGGTCGTACAATATGTAGGTAAACTCAAAGAAGAAAGACTTGAAAAATTCAAAGTCACCTATGATGGACACCTGGCTGAGCTAGCAAGAATTAAGGATGCCGCTTTAAAGAGAGGGAGCTTTTCCTCTGCAGTAAACGCTGAAACCAATCGAGGCAAGGCAGCAGGATTATACATAGAACGAAAAATAATAAAACATGGGAAACTAGAAGACATGTCAGAGCAAGAACTAGAACACAAAATGAAACAAATTTTAGAGGACTATGCACCAATTTTAAACGTTACCCCCGAGAAACCATTATTGGACCAAAAACAATCACAAACCAAACGAAAGAAAAACCGAAAAGTACCAAAAAATATTGTTGCCAATCCGACACCTAAATCTCCTATTAAAAATCTCTCTCAAAAACTTCAAGATGAACTTGAACCTATCAGTGAGGAATCACACTCAAAACCCAAAGAGCAGTAATAAAAAATATTACCATTCCTATTTTAAATAGTAGGTCTGGATTCCACATCTTAACTATCTTTTCTTTTTCTTCTTAGCTTTAGCTTTTTTCTTTTTCTTTTTAGCTTTTTTCTTTTTCTTAGGCATTAAATCCTCCTTCCAAATATTATACATCTCTTCACTAAGTCCTCCGAATGAGACGTCTTCCATTACTTTAACTTAATCATTTTATTAACGCAAGAGGTAGGAATAACGGTACGCTCTCCAAACTGGATACCATCATCATCAGTATCATAGCTGGCAAAGATCTTAATGACTTTTTTATTCTTCTCATATAGCCATCCTTCACTGACAGGCATAGCCAATTTCATTCGATCAAATTCTTTATCCGAAGCCCATCCAGAATCAGAAGAGATATCGGACCACTCAATACGATATTTATTATAAGGGAATTTAACAGGAGAAGATCCTGTTATAATCTCTTGTTGCATTTTTCTCTTTTGTCTTCTTTTGGGCATCATGTGTTATACCATGCTATATAGAGATGTGGGACATTTTTTACTTTTCAAAAACCTTTTTACGCGCGCGCGTAGGCCTTTCTTGCTATGGACATAAATTTGTGTCCATTTTTCATGTTTTTGTCAAGAAAGTGTCCACACTTTGATCAATAAAATCAACACTTCTAGACGATTTGGACACTTTTCCACTTTTTTTTACTTATTTATACTTTTCAAAAGTAAAAAAATCTCCCACATCTCTATATGCAGATTCGCTGCCTTATTTTGAACATATTTCTGCCTAATTTGTGCCGTAATAGCGCCTCAATGTTGCCATCTTCTCAGCGGCAAAAGAGACTTTGGCAAGTAATTTATCAATCTGTCCCGTTATGTCTACGTGATCCGGAATAACAGTATGATTCATCATTAGAGCGTCAATCTTGACCAGAGCATCTTCTTGCTCAGCTGTATAACGCTTGATCAATGCCTGAAAGAGTCTTTCTCTGATTGTGCCTGCTTCTCTCATATCCCCTCCTTAATTTTGTTTTCTTCGAATTCTGCCAATAATTCTTTGGTGTCAATATGCACTTCTTCCTTATAATCTTGTATTAATTCGTAATATTCGTTGAGTCTTGCTAAAAACTTATGTTTCCATGATCTTAATTCAAGCCCGGAAAACTTGAATTCTTGGTAATATAGGTCAGGAGTACATACCATTATTATACATTGTCCAATGTTAGAGCCATGAACATAGTCATGAGCCATGGCATAAGCTGCTGCCTGTAAGTAATAATCTTCAATCCATTCTTCTCTTTTAGGACGATTGGCTTGCTTGAAGTCAACCACAGTCTCCAGGTCATTATGCATGCAGACCAGGTCGGTTGATCCGGCGTAGAGTCCGGGATAATATAATGTAACTTCTGATCCGTAGTATTCTGTAATAGGAGTGAATCCTATTTCAATAATCTTTTGAGCCATCGGTTTGGCTTGGACACCAATTTCCGTAAGGTCTTCATACCCAATGTTCCTGATGTGTTTCTCCAGGAACTTGTGCATGCTAGTCCCCCGCTTGCTAGATAAATTCTTGATTCGTTCTGCTTCTTGTTCACCAACTTTTTCCTTCCAGCGCCTTATATACGATTGATCTTTCGTTCGTGCAAGGATTGTTGTAACGCTGGGCAATTTAAATCCAGCGATCTCGTAGTTCCGTGCTCCGTGGTCCGTGCTCACCGTACCCCGGACGTAGTTGTATTTAGGATTTTTTTTCATTCTCTAATTTTTCTTTTAGGACCTCGATCCGGTGTTCAAGTCCATCGATCGTGGTGTACATCCAGCCACAATCATGCGGCTCGATCTGTTTTTTAAACCATTGGATCGTGTCTTTTAACACTTCAATCTGTTGTTTGGGTTTCAATGAAGGCTCCGTTTAGGAAAAGCTTCAACCTCGGTGTCAAGAATCACTTCTTTCATTTTATTAAACTCCTCCTCCGACAGGCTCGTTCGATACAGTCGCATGGCAATGGCCATCAGGGACCCGGCTACAGCCTCCACGGGCAAGTTGTGTTCCTTCATCAGGTGCATACTATGGTCAAATAAATCATTATAAATTTTTTCTAAAGGATCATTCATAATTTACGGATGCCACTACAATGCTCTTTTCTCTGAGGTTGGGAAGCGCATTGTAACAGCTACGAGGCCGTTCCCCGTCGATAACTGCTTCCGCCCCATTTCTAAATATTGTAAAACGTATAACGAACCGTGAGTTCTTCTCCCTTCTTAATATCTCTGAGCGTGATGAGATTCCATTTCTTATAGTTTCCCTTCACCTCTTCATCCACCATCCGAAGTTCGACCTTCACCACATTGGCCTCGTTCGCATGATTAATGAATCCCCCGAGTGGGGTTCTAAAAATTTTTTCTCCCAATTTCAAGTGGGACATTCCAAGATTCGTGCCCTGGGCAATGCCTTCTTTAGCAAACAATCCCAGACCATTGATCCCGGATTGACTAATCGTTAGCGATTCGGGTAAGGGTTTGTACATGTTCTTTTCCTTTCTCGTAAAGATGTCGCTTTATATCTTTTTCAGTCGCCATGATAGTTAGTACATCCATACCATTATACGCTTTTACATAAGCATTTTGACTTACAGCAATACTGGAGCCACTCATGAGGAGTGCAAACTCACTACAACCGCTTACGGTAATAAGTATGATAAATAAAATCGTCCACTTCAGCTTGATCATAATTCCTAATCTCTCCGTTCGACTCACAAACCCAGCACTGTTTGACCTGAGTCAATCCTTGATTGTCTACCACATTCAGGTAGCCATTACCACGACAATTGTCGCAGATCTGGGTGTGTTTGAGGGGGATCATAAGTTCTTTCATGTGATCCTGTTATAGATTCTCGGGCGTCCCCCTTTTTTACCCATGTCCTGATAATAAAAATTCTTCGGACCTTTGGCCGCTTTCGCTGCGTAGTAGGCGTTCCCGGTTAAATGTTTCTTTCGATACTTTCGTTTCCCTCGTTTAGGACCCTGGCGATAATGAGACGTGATGGGGATATCCTCATTCCAGGATTTTTTTCCTAATAAAATTTGTGAAATTTTTTCTCGGACGTAGTAAGGATTCCTTCCAGCCATTTCACAAATGTTTCTGAAATGCGGACCCCCTTCCAAAAAGAAATGGCGGGCGGCTTCTCGATTGTAATCGTAATAATTTTTGTGAGAAATATTGCACGGCAATTTCATATTTAAATGGGGAGGCCCTTTACAGGCATCCAGCGCCGCCCGGCAAAGGACAGCGACCCATAGATCTTTTTCAGGCAGATCCACTCGATCGTTATTAATTTCTAAAGCGTGGCCTACCCAAGTCGTAAAACTATTTGCGGATCTTCCCATTGAGCTTTTTATCTTTCTCGTTAGCTAAAGCTTCAACGGTTTTACTGATGGATAATTTCGCTTCCGGCAATAAAGTCTTTGATAGCCTCACTAATGTGTTATAGGTATCATGTGTTAAAGATACGTTTCGATATTTACTAATGTCTGTCATATTCTTTCCTTTTAAACTAGAATATAGGATTTTAATTCAAAGATGTCAAGATGAAATATATATTAATATTATGGGTGTGCTCATTTGTTAACAATAATGGCTGCCTCTCCCCTATAGAATCACCAAAGCTTTATGACTCCTGGTATGAGTGCTCGCTTGCCGCTCATAAAGAATCCGTCACTCTTTTGCAGAAGATGGGGTATGCTAATGTTAATAAATACCAGGTGGGTACTAAATATGTCTGTAGACTTACAGATACCTCTTGATAAGGGTGTTGAAAATGTGCTAGGCTTGCAGCCTCACCTTTAATACCTATCCTCTCTCCCTTTAGGATAGGTTTATTCACATAAATAACCAATCATGAGTTTACCCTCAGGGGTATAGTTGCCCTGTTGCTTCGGGTCCGTGTTCCGTGCTGCGTGATACGTGGTATTGACTTCACGCCACGCGTTGGCTATTTCCCCGCAGTTAAGACCGCTCGTCTTTAATTTTATTTCTTCAACCCCGCTCACACTGAGCAGAAGTATGATGACGTATTTCACTTTCTAGTTTCTTTACCTTTGCTAAAAGCTCTCACTTGAACATGTCCATGTTTATTGATGTAGGTACACCAGCCACTGAATTTAGGATATTTGAGCAAGAGACTCTTAAAGAGTTTCTTCCAGCTCATCGCCTTCATGATCTCAGCTTCTCCACCTTCTTTCGTTACTGTATATTCGTATCTCATTTAATGTAGAGATTCTCCTTCTTTTTTTTCGTATGTTTTGTCCTCGAAAAATCTTTTAAGATATAATCTTTTAGATCTATCTAGACCTTTATCAAAAATAAAACCAAAATTATCAATATATTCTTGAGTAGAACTACATCCATCCAACTTAGCACCGCTGTTGGTTATAGCTGTTTTAGCTCTTTCAAAATTATAATTAGGGTTTTTAGCTGCTATAGCTGCCATTCTAATAAAACTTCTAGGCATCTTTTTTCCAGCATTACGGAGATCCCATAATTTTCTCATAGGTCCTACAAGATTATCGAATGTTTTAATCTCCGAGTATTGTAGGGTATATCTGCCCCATTTAAAGTCTTCGGATGTTCCCATTGAAGGACTTGTTTCTCCTTTTAGCAATCCAACCGTTTCTTGAATAGGCATATAATATTTTGACATTCTGCTTGCTACAATTTTATATGCTCTTTTTTGTCGAACGCTAAAAAAAGATAAAGTATTAGGAAAAGACCAACTTTCTCTGCTAGAATTAAATCTAGGTACATCTAAAGCATCAAAATCGTCATTGATAATATAATAGATAGGTAAACCTAGTTCTTTTCTAACTTCAAAAGTCGTATGGCCTTCACGAATACATCCATCCGAGTTTACGTAAACAACCATTTTTAAATCTTTTTCCGCAATAGAATTTTTTATTTTTCTAATGTGGCTAGATTTAGCTGGTCTATTACCCTTTGTTTTTTTAAACCAAGAGTAATCCTTAGTACAATATACTACCGTATATTGTTTGTGTTTTTTGTCTTGCTTTTTACTCATCTTACTTTCTCCTTGTTATATGCATCGGACTTTATAAAGTTTGTCACGCACCGATACTAAACGTGATTCTTTCATAGGGGTAATATAGGGTTTCGTAGGACTTATGTCAAGCGCTAGTAGAAATTATTTTCCGCCCCAATCAAAGGTATCGTCGTGTACTACGCAATTTGAATATGAGAAGTTGTCCATATAATTTACATACGTTACAATTAGAGGCGATGCAAGAAAAAACATTGGTATCTGCGGTTAATTTGTAATGTTTTGTAAAGAAATGTTTTACTATTTGTAAATCTTGTTAACCCTGGCCGCGTGACTTCTTACGTTTGCTACGCTTATTGGGTCTTTTGGAATGCCGGCCGGGTCGTTTGCGCTGTTGCTTTTTTACGTGAACGAACCCATACGCCCTAGGTTTGTTTCGGGCCATCCGATTCTACGCTTTTTAGAACCGGCCTATTAGAACTCATGGTTGATGAGGCCGGAATATAGCTAATGACTCCATTAACTTTTTGTTCAAGATCGGAGCCGCAATTCGTGCAACGATACAGACTTTGAGCCAGAGAAACAAAAACCACGTCTGCCTGGCATGTAGGACAGACCCCATTTACGACCTCAGTCTTAAAGATCATGTGTCCGCCGAATTTTCCGCCTCCAAACATATTTTTTCCTCTCGTATTTAGTTTTATCTTTAAATCGTTTTGGTGTAAAGTATTTTAATATTTGAGCGATAGGATTCCTGGTTTTTTTCTTAGCCATAAACGCCGCAACAACTAAATCTCTCCATAAAAAAATAGTGGTAGACACTGAATCCTACAGTGATTCCTATGGAGATTCCAATTAAGATGCCGAGGATCCATTTCATTAAACACATTTCACCGTATGAATATAGTATAAATATATTATTGCTATGATAACAGCTGCTCTATAGCACCCAAGTATTGTCATTAGTATTTTGATTCCGCGTCGTACGAGTCACTGGTATATCCATGCTCGATGACTCGTATGATTCTTGTCCGAGGAGCGGTCTCTCCTTTTTCTTCTATGTACTCGACCTCAGCTTTAACATTAGCACCGCATTTAAATTGGACGCGCTCCGGCTGGATATTACGTTCAGCTTCGCGCTTGGCCTTAAGGCAATCGCCCATTGAGCTTTTGTATGTGTGCTCGACCAGTTCTCCTTCGAGAAACATGCAAAGTGCGACGCATATGATAATTTCCTTCATTATTGTACTCCATTAGCAAAGGATCTTTGCTTATCTTTTAATTTTTCTACATCCTTTTGTAGCTTATCTACGGCTTTATCCAAAGCTTTAATTCCTACTTCATTATGTAACATACTATCCACTCGTATTTGTAATTTATCTACTTGTTTATATAATTCCTCGATCAGCATAAATTGTTCCGAATCGGCCGGAAGACTTCCTAATAGACCCCGAGGCCACTTAATTCTAAACTCAGTATTCATGACCAGGTCCTTATCCATGATCTCTATTTGTGTTGAGTGCTGGTTGAGCTTCTCTTGTATACCGAAAAAAGCCCAGGTTCCAATTGAAACAAGGGTGATCAAACTGGCAACCGTTTTCATCGGCATCTGAACTCTGGCTTCGTCCGAAATTTTTAGTGGCATAATTATTCCTTTTGATTCACGTCTCCCCAAATAATTTTATATTTTAATTTGCCACCATCATCTCCTGAAGTATGATCTGTTGGTTCTTCAATTTGTATAACATGCTTGACGCCATCACATCCAACAGAAAAAAGTACAAGTAAAATAATAATTAGAGAGGATACTAGATACTTCATCCATCTAGTTTCCCTGTTTCTTTTTCTTGCGCTTCTTCTTGCCCTTAAGATTTTTAAAGTTCTGTACCTCATCTTCTATTATCTCCACTTTGGTTTTAATTAGAACCATATCTTGTGAAAGAGAAAATGTACGCTGAAGCGTCCATCCTCCGAGCGCTAATAGTATAGCGAGTAGTGCCGTTATTAATTTTTCGTTCATATTAGTTACAATTGTTTTTATCTAAATCAATTGGCTTGTCACCATTATAAAACCATACATAAGAGGAGAGCTTCGTCCCATCTTGAGTATAGGTACATTTTTTGCCTACCGAGCAGGCGCTTAATGCAAATAGTAATGCAAGAACTAAATATAATTTATTCATTTGGCTCCTCTGTTTTTTCTTCTTCGTCTTTTATTTGACAACATGTACCTGATTTTTCTTTTTCGCTGGTAT